ATAGTGAAACACACCAGACACAGACTTCTGTTGTCCGCGTTGTGTTAAAGTTGGACATGGAAGATCTGGACATGGACGAATCATGTTAAAACATGATGCCTTTCGATTCCAAAGGCGGTATTCCTTGTCGGAAGGCTTTGTGTGTCTTGCAGGATTGAATGGAAGTTTCGTGATCCAATCTTTTTGAAATCCTCCCATGACATAGTCCTTGAGTTCTTGAATCTCATTTGGATCGTTTTCTACGTCTTCGATAGCTTGGCGAAGCGTCACATGCTTTGTATGTGTTGGATTAGGAAACACAGTAGAGTGTAGATTTAGAAAGTTTAGATCAAGTGCATCACAAACATCTTCACGAATGCATACAAATAAAGTACGTTCTCTTGCTTGTGGCACACCAAAATCAGCAGCATTCAATACTTGATACGTTACTTGATATCCAATCTTCTCAAACGAATTGATGAACTCGTATAGCTTTTCTTTTGCTTCGCCGAATGTGATGCCCTTGACGTTCTCGGCAACGATCACCTTTGGCTTGATTTCTTTGGCAATACGAATGAATTCTAGAAACAAATTTTCAATACTCTCTACTGTCTTGCCATCGGAGTACTTCTTGATACCTTCTTGAACTTCAACGTCACCTTCTTCGATGACGTTACCTTCATCGTCAAAATATGAATTACGTGTGTCTTTGACGTATCCAGCCCAACCCTTTTCTCTCTTGCCTGCAACTGAGAATGCCGAACAAGGTGGAGAGCCATCAAGAATGTCAAGTTCACCAGACTTTAGTCCAGCTGTATCAAGAAAGTCTTTTCCTGTTAGAGCTTTGATATCGCCAGGAATAATCTTTGTATCTGGAAAATTGGTAGAGTATGTCTTGACGGCTTCTTCGACAAATTCATTGATTGCAATGATGTTTGCTCCAGCAAGACGATATCCAGTAGATGATCCTCCGCCACCAGCAAATGTGGATATCACATTGAATAGCTTGCGAGCAGAAGACTTCTTTACATCGGCAACAGTATATTTCTGGTACATTTCACAATCCCATAAAAAACATATTATACATCAAATCAATCAGTTTCTCTATACTTATTTTTTGTTATTTCATTCCAATACATATCATCATCTTCCAATTTTCTAGCTAACGTATATAGTCTGATCATATGATCGCTAAGGTTATCTTCACCATGAACATTGATCAATCTATCGCGTAACCAATGCAAAAAATCACTATCGCTCATCATGATATTATCCCAATATATGAATTCACTTTGAATCATTTCTGGTCATCTTAATACGCAACTTGCGTTCTTTTTCTCTTGCCATCATCAGAGTAGTTTTACCAACTCTCTCGGTAAAGCAAATGCCATCAAGATGATCATATTCGTGCTGAATGCAACGAGCGGTAAGACCGACGAATTTATCTTCTTTCCACTCACCATTCACATGTTGATATTTGACCTTGATTTCTTGTGGACGAGAAACTTTGAAGAATAGACGTTTGAACGTCAAGCAACCTTCAAGATGATCATCTTCTCTTTGAGATCTTTCAATGATTTCTGGATTGAAGAATACCTGCTTGTTCGTATTGTCATATCCAACGACAAATACACGATAAGGTATACCAACTTGCGTCGCAGCCAAACCAAGACCACTATGCTTGAACATCGTCTCGAAAAGAGATGACGCAAGATGAATTGGATCAATTGGCGGATTTGCAAAATCAAATGGCTTGCAAACTTGCTTCAATACTGGATCCGTAGATTTGACTAAGTCATATATTTCATACGGTCTTATTGTTTGCGCCGCCGTATTGATCTTTAGCATTCCGTTTTCTATCATTTTATTATTCCTGATTTAAACTTGGATCATCTTTTATTTGATTGTTACTTATTTTCCATTTGTCTATAGGACAAGAACTATTAGAAAACTTTGCCTTCAATCTCATAAAACATGAACATATTTTACATTGTCCAAGCATACTTAAATTTTCACAACTTTTACAAGTGTTCAATCTATCATTATATTCTTGTTTAGTTACAAACCAGTCATTTGACTTTTTAGTTTCTTTGCTTTTGAAAAGCTTCAAAGCACCTTCACTGATATCTTCTTTTATCATCTCATTCTCACTTGATATTTGCAATCACAGCCACATCTTTTTTATCAGCCAAATAACATCTGGCACGATAGACCGTGTCGAATGTGACATGACGAAATTCTTTCGTAAATAGTACAAGATTTTCATTCAACAATATTTTAGCCATTTCGATGGCTAAATTTTGTTTGATTAGATTTTCCATTTGCTTCTCATCAATTTTAGTGCTTTGAAGAGAAGGTTCTGAAACAACATGTTGTACCGTCACCATCTTGGTTTTTACTGCATGTGTTTGAACATTAGGAAAGTTATCATCATACATCGTTTTATTCTCTTATTTTTAATTGATTAAAAACTTCTTTCATCGATTCATCAATATTATTCCAATCTTCAGGCGGTTGCCAAATATCACCTGTTCTAGAATCATATTTTACATCAGGACTCATGTATTTGAATTTATCCCAATGAGGATCACTCATGGAAGCACGTTTTCCTTTAAAATATACACCTATATGTTCTACTATATTCGATCCATCTTTATTTTTCAAGATTAAAGCCTTCATTCCAAGCTTTTGTTTAAAATATTCCATTATTGCACCCTCTCCAAGATTGCATCCCATAGCTTCTTGAATCGGCATATCAACAACCCATTTTGGATAAAGTGCAGCTAAACTCCAAAACCAAGTATCGTGTAATTGTGCAATATATTCATCATAATGAAAATCTGTGTCATAAAATAAAGGCCAACTAAATTCAAAATCATACCAAGCATTTCTTTTCAAGACAATTTGACAATACTTGTCTTTATAATTTTCTAATAGATATTGAAGAGTATCTATTTTAACTTTTTGCTTGAAAAACACATCATCTTCATGATGCCAAATATAATCGCAATCTATATTCTTTATGATACTCCATGCTTCATTCCAAGTTTCAGTAATACCAATGTTTTCCTTGTGAAACAAAACTTGATCTATCTTGTAATGATCTGCCACTCTCTTAATGGCATCATCATCTCTATCTTTTGGATAATCATCAATCAATATAGAATAAACTTTATGATTTCCCATATCGATATTATTTTTATGAGATTCTAAAGTTGGAATTAAAAATTCCAATCTATTGGTCGAAAAAATCAATCTGCAAATTTTCATTTTACAATTCTTGAAAAATTATTGATCTTTTCAAACTTGATTATTGATCTAAATTTGTCAAACAAAATATCACCCTTGTGACTAATAACAAAAACATTGGTATCACTACTTATGGAGTTCAAAATCTTCAACAGTTCTTCCGTGCCATTTGAGTCCAATGAGCTATCAAAGATTTCATCCAGTATCAGCAAATTCGTATTCACGCTATTCTTCATCTTGGCAATTGCTCTCCAAGTGAACAGCAATGCCAGATCGATCTTTTGCTTTTCGCCTTCAGAAAAATTCTCATAGGCAAATTCATCACGATGTCGAGACTTGATGACCTCCTCAAAGCTTTCATTGATATTGAAGTTGACATAGAACTCCATGCTACTCAAATACTTGTTGATTAGCTTGTTCATGACTGGAAGATATTGCTTTATGATCTTGGTTTTGATACCAGTATCTTTCAGTAGAATAGAAACTTGTTCATGATGATGCTTATCATTGACCAATCTCTTCTCGTCTTCAACAAGATCATTCAGTTGCTTTTCAAGTGCTTTTAGATCATCAGTATGCGTTGTGTCTATTGTCTTGTTCTGCTCAATGGTATCAATTTCTTTTTGTAGCTTCTGGATATAACCATTGACTGCAGTAATAGTTGCATTTTTTTCCTGAGACTTGAATGTCTTGTCTTTTATCTTTTTCAACGTCTTTTGGATCTGAGCAATTTGCGTATTGATCTTCTCCAATTCATTATCTATTTCCTTAAGACCATTGCCGTATTCTGCAATCTTGTCTTGAAATGTCTGGATCTGGGTTTTCTTGAAATCTTCGCTAATTGATTGACGACATGTCGGGCAATCATCATTGGTTTCATAGAAATTAATTTCGCTCTGTGCCTTCTCGGCATTATCTTGTATCTTGACGATGAGACTGTTTAACTTGTTGGACTTGCCAACTAGCTTCTTTTCACCAACGACTTCAGATTGAAGCTTAACGATCTCTTGATCAAGAGATGCCTTTTCTTTTTCCAAAGTAACTATTTGAGATTTGCTATTTGCAATGTCTCTTTGTGTCTTTTCAATATGAAGAGTTTTTGTATTGGCAATCTCGTTGATCAACTTTTTCGTTGATTCGATCTTGACCTTTACAACTTCCCGACGATGAGAAACGTCACTCATCTCATCCTTGATTGCTTGAAGCTTTTGCTTCAATACAACATTCATGGACGAAAAGATTTGTATGTCCAAAAGATCTTCAATGATTGCACGACGATCCGCAGCAGACAACTGCATGAACGGAACAAAGGTAGATGAACCAAGAACTACGATCTGAGTAAAAGATTTGTAGTTCATCTTGAGAATGAACTTTTCAAGATACTCTTGATAATCTCGCGAAGACGCATCTTGATTGACTAATTCATTGTCACAATAGATTTCAAACTTACCAGGCTTGATTCCGCGAAGGATCTTGTAGGATTTCTTACCTATGATAAACTCTATCTCGACAACGCAGTCTTTTTCATTGACACTATTCAATAGTCCTGGCTTATTGATACCGCGAAATGGTTTACCAAATAGAGCGAAAGTCAACGCATCCAAGAGTGTTGACTTTCCGCTTCCATTGTTTCCTACGATTAGTGTTGTAGGAGATTTGTTTAGTGTAATCTCCGTGAAGTCATTTCCTGTAGAAAGAAAGTTTCTCCAACGAACTTTTTCGAAGAGTATCATACTTTTTCCAAATTTATTGCTTCCAGATAAAGTTCTCTGAGAATCGATTTAAGCTTATCGGCAGAATCCATTTGAAGACCATCGACATACTTATCAAGTATGGTCATGGTATCTTCACCTTCATCTATGATATCACTATCATCTTTATTTGTCAAATCGGAAAAATCTTCCACGATGCCTATATCCAGAGGAGCAGCATCAATTAGCTTTTGCATGAATCTCTCAAATAGAAATGGATTAGTCTTGTGCAAAACCAAAATCTTCACATATGTTCCTGTGTACTCGCTGAAATCAAGCTTTTTCAACTTATCGAAGTCCAAATCGTTCTTATCATCATATGTAATCTTGAAGAACATTTGATATGGATTTTCAACGAATGCCAGTTCCCTTGTATCTGTATCAAACACGTGGAATCCACGCTTATCATCATAGTCTGCCCATGTCATTTGATATTGATTGCCTAGATAAACAATATGACCATCTGTAGACTTGTGGTGAAAATGACCAGAAAGAACCATTTCAAACTTGTCAAACACCGAACGATTCATTCCATCGCGACAAACATTACCGCGATCCATTTCAAATCCAGCTATCTCAAGATGACCAAATGCTACCTGTGCTCTGCTTGCCTTGATGTGGTCGAGAGTTCTTTGCTGATTTTCGACGTTAATCCAAGGTAACAGGCAAATGTCAAAATTATCAATAGAGATGTCGCAAGGTTCCTTATAAACTTGGATGGTATCACTTTGTTCAAAAAGTTCTTCAATCGCATTGATATCGTTTGTATTCTTGTATGGAACATCATGGTTTCCTACCAATACATGCAGTTTTACATTCATCTCCTTGAGACGACCAAAGAACTTGTTTCTCCAACGATTGAGAATGACATAGTTGATGAACTTGCGACGATCAACGATATCACCAAGATGAATGACTGTGTCTATGTTGTTTTCCTTGAGATATGGAAAAAAGACATTGTCCCAAAAACGAAAAAAATAATCATCAAACGCAAGAGAATCATTTCTTGCGCCAGCATGAGTATCGTTAATGATCGCCAGTTTCACTTGGACGCTCTCTTGAAAGGAGTTACATTTCGATTGGCTTTGGCATATTCCGAATCATATTTTGCAATCTTGTCATTCATCAAATCACGAATGCGAGCAAGACGCTGACGAAAGTTGTTTCTTTTCCAAACATCTTGCGATTGATCCAACATGTTTTTCATCAAGTATTCAATCTGACTTGGTAGAGGCTCTTGTTCAGCCATTTGTATCTCCTTCGTAAAACTTTTCTATTCCTGTTTTTTTGGTAGACTTTTCTTTCTTTACCTTTCGACTCTGTTCAAAGTTTTCAATGAACTCGGCCATGTTGTCGTATATTTCCTGACCTTTGACAACGCTAGATTTAATCTCTGTACCCAAAAGTTCAAGATCTTCACCAGTAATGTCATCAAATATTCTTGAATTCTCCAGAGACTTGTATTTGACGTATTGTTGTTTCTTTTCTTTAGAGATTCTACGAATGAAAGCATAATACACTATTTGAGTGAAATATGCAAACGGATTCTTCGATTTTTTTGGATCAAAATTCTCGAAATACATGAGACAATTCTCGATTGCATCGGCAATCATTTCGTCTCGGTATGAGTAGTTTGCAAAGTTTGGTCTATATGATAGATGTTCGGCAATCTTCATGAAGCATTCCCCTATGTAGTTTGGTATGGGAGGCTTCTCTTCCTTGTTTCGTTTTGCTTTTCTAACCGCCTTTTGATATTTGATGAGGACGGATAGGAATTCTTCGTTATTGACATAATGATTAGATGGGGTTTTTTTCATGACGATTTTCCTTGACTTTCACTTGACAAAGCGATACACTTCTAGTGTTCAGCTCAATGCAATAATCTCTTTTGATTGTTTAGTAGCTTGATGAGACTTGAATATGCATCTGATGCTTCTTCGTCTTCCTCATCATCGTGACCTGAATTCATATCGTTCTCTTCATTCTTTTGGAGACACTCTTTGTAGAATTCCTTAGTGCGAAGAGATGTACTTGAAATCACGATAGTCTCTTCCTTGCTAATGACAAAGGAACTAGTCTCGACAAAGTCTGATGGTACCCACTCCTGAAACGACAATAGAATACGTCCGGTAGGATCTGCATACTGTCTAATTGCCATTGGATTCTCTAGAGTGACATCATTACCTTCAATGGAAGTATTGGAGATGATGTCAGTTCCATTCTTTAACTTTATGTAGAGTATTTCCATTTTTATACCTTGATTTCTATATTATATAGTTTGAACTCAAAACGTTCTTCAGAGTATATTCTAACACGTTCTTGGAAATGTTTCAAGGTAAAATTCTCGTGTTTCTTGTATCTTAGATCATCTGCTATATCAAAAAGCACAGCTTTTTTCTTGTTGTCTCCTAGTCGAAGACCTCTACCAATTGATTGCAGATTTCTAATTCGACTCTTTGATGGAGAGGCAAATATGATATTGTGTAGATTGCGAACGTTGATGCCTGTAGAGAATGTTCCATAAGACGCAACAATGATTGCATTGTTTTCTTTCTCGACAATCGCACGAATGTCTTCTCTGGTCTCAGTTTCCGTTCCACCATGAACGAAAAAGACTTTTCTTCCATCAGCTTTTTCTTCAATCAACTTGTGCAATCCTTTTCCATGATTATCGACATATTGGAAAAGAATCAATGTGTTTCCTTCTAGAGAGAGAACCAGATTACGAATAAACTTGTTTCGTGCATCGCTGGTAACAAGATACTTCATCTCATCGATATATTTGGCATTTTTTAGAAGACGACAAATCTCTTCTGGATATTTTAGCACAAGACACTTGATCTCAAAGTCCGAAAGTTGTTTCTTGTCAATCAATTCTTTTGTGGTCACGGTCTTTCTTACTGGTCCAAAAAGACCTTCAAGAACAAGCTTGTGCGTCTTTGTTCCGTCGAGCGTACCTGTCATACCAATTCGTAGAGAAGCTTTGTCCAAGTTTGTCATGATCGTTGTCAATGACTTGGCTTTGAAATTGTGTGCTTCGTCTCCAATCACCCACTCATAATTGAAGTAGTGCTTGGGTAGTGTATACAAAGATTGCCATGTTGAGATTGTGACAAGTTTGTCGGAAAACTTTTCACGACCAGAATAAATTCTGTGGATATTTTCTTCTACACTCCAACCATTCTTTGTAGAATAATCTTGGAAATCTGTATATAGTTGTTCAACAAGAGACGTTGTAGGAACGATAATTAAACCTTTTTTATCTTGATCGGTCATGTATCTTGTGATAAGATATGCTATTAATGACTTACCTGATGCTGTTGGAGAAATAAGCATTTGTCTACGATTACGTATGCAATACGCAAACGCTTCTATCTGATAATCGCGAGCGTCTATATCTTTATTACGACTCTGTATTTGCAGGGAGTCGGAATATTCTTTTGCTTCGTGAAGGGAGAAGGATGTCGTTTGAAGAACCTTATCATCATAGACAATAGTGTATTCTCTCTCTTTGGCGAATAGTTCAAGATGTGGAATTAATCCATAATAGAGAGTTGACGTTCTGGTATCATATAATCTTATTTTTCCATCCCAGATTCTACTACGAAATGCTGGAGTGAATTGATATCCAGGAACATAGAATGTAAAATATTCTGATATTTCGCGCGCGACTCCACGCTCGCAAGAGATCATGATATATGCTTCATCTTTTTTTGCTACTATTATTTTTTCAGACACCTTGTGTAAACTTCTGCCATTCTATAGCGTTCTTCAAATTGAAGCTTCGCTGGTGGATTTCCTTGATGATCTTTTCGCAACAATCTACGAAAAGTTCCGTATAGTTTAATTTAGTCTGAATTTCTAGCACATCATCATCGCCAGATATCATTGTACTAATGTCTGCGCGAAGATATTTTTCACGCATTGGCTCCCAACCAAGTTCAGTCAGTTCATCTGTTCCGTTTAGCTTACCGTCGTAATATCTCCACTTCAATTTGGTAAGTTTATTGAGATCAAATTGAAGTTTTTGGCAACGCATCTTTTGCGTCTTGTACACTTCTATGTACTTTGAATGTAGGGAAGATAGACGAATGGATTCTGTACCAAGTTCCGTACTATCTATTTGCGAGTCTTTTTTCCACGACTCCATTAGGTCATCTATGCTCTTGATCATTATATAAATTCCTTGGAATATTAGTGCAATATACACTAAATCTCAAAGAATGTCAACATCAAAATAATTATATCTGAATGTTGCTGAAGCAGTTAACGTCATGTTGGCATCCATGGTATAATCAAAATTGACTGATGATACCATTGTGGGAAAACAATCTCTAAAAGTTATTCTAATATTTGGTGTATTTTTATTTGAAATTATTGTCATGACGGCATCGGATACTGCACCACCATAATCTTTATTGTCTTTTAACAATCTACGATATTGTTCAAATTCTTTTGGGAATGTTAATCCTGTTATCCAATTATGCATTTCTAACCAGGTTCTAAGATCTTCGTCAACTATAAAAGTCAAATCTAGAGGTTCATATTGAACCTTATCGCCGTGAACATATAGATCCACAAAAGGCGTATTTCTTACGATTTCTGACATCGAAATGCCAGGTAAATTAAATGTTTGGCAAAAATATGTTATGTTTGGCATTCTAGTGAATGTCAATTGAAATTTTGTGGGCTGAAGAAAACTTGTATTAGTAGGTTGTTGAAATAATTTTGCCATAACTTACCTCTAGTGTATTTATGAACAAAAAGAGGGGGAACCGAAGTCCCCCCTCAAGTTGTTGTAACGCTTTCTTATTGTTCTTAAGATCACATCAAGTTTGAGACCTTGAAGATACGATAATATACGTTAGAACGGTTTGACAGAACGCCAAGACCTGCTGTTGTACCTTCGGCAAATGGATTTGCAACCATTCCGTAACGTGTCTTGAATCCGATACGTGGCTGGAATGTGTCTTGTCCGATTGCACGAACCATCTGTAGAGGAACATATGGGCAATAGAACAAGCCAGCGTCATAAGGTGATGTACCCTTATATCCGACTGTTACTAGTTCAGATGAGTTTGTTCCTGCTGTTGATGAACCGTAGTAAGGATCAATGTAGACCTTGATACGGTTGTGTAGTAGACCAGCAAATGTGTTGCCTGTGTCATCTACCTGTAGATCAGCCTGAAGTGCTGGGGTATACTGTAGTACGCCTGCCATTGCCATTGCTGAAGCAACGTCAGATGAGCAGATTACGATGTTACCCTTACCACGACGGGTTGCACGAGCAATTACGTTTGCTTCGCGTTCAATCTGGAAGATTAGACCCTTGAACTTTTCAACTGACCAACGACCATTTGAGTCGGTGTCAAGGTCAAATGTTCCTGCTGTTGTTGTTCCTGAAGAGCAACCTAGTTTAGCTGTTGCGTAGATTGTACGAATAACTTCACGATTGATTTCTGCAAGAATTTCTGTTGACAGAATGTTTGCCAACTCTGTTTCTGCATCAAGACCATGAATTGCCTTCAAGTCCTGTGCAAGTTCTAGAGTGTATTCTGCCTTTAGAGCACGCTCACGAGCAGTTACTGTAACTTTCTCGATTGAGAATGCCATTTCAGCAAATAGATTTGTACCAGAGTCGCCTAGTGCTTCACCTTGAGCTGTTGACATACCATTACCAGTATTGGCAAGAGTATAGTCTTCAATGCCTGGAGTTGATGACTGATGATTCTGTGATGCGCCGTTTGCACCAAGCTTATTTGCAGCTGAGAACTTTGTATTAGCTTCTGTAAATAGAGCTTCTGTTCCAGACTGTGAATCGTACTTTGAACGCATTGCGAAGATCAAGCCTGTTGGGCCTGTCATTGGCTGAACGCCGCAGATATCGTATGCGATCAAGTTTGGAAGAGCACGACGA